CTTCTATCGACATCAATCCATCACCACCACACTGTTCTGGAAACATGATCACAACTGGCATAAGAAGGACGAAATTGTCATCTTCACACAATCTTTCTCGCAGGTCTGCTCGAAAAGATGTTAAGTCTGATACACTCCGTGACAAATCATGCCTGATATCGCGAGAGCTAGCTATAAGTTGAGCAAAGGCCAGTTTTTGGCCTAGATCTGTCACTTTCAAACCAGGGGATGTCAATTCATAGAGGTCTCTCTGCAATTGCTCTGCCTTGTCATTCAAGTCTCTAGAATATCGAGACTCATATACTTCGATTGTGCTCTTCGATAGTTCAAATGCTTTCAGCAAGTTACGTCCGATGTTACATGCTAGAGCACTGATCACACTATTCAGTCGCATCGGTATAATTCTTGCCCATTTCAATACTAGTGCTGTCTTGTAAGTGTGTGATAGCTCATATGCGCTATTGACAGATGCCATCATGCTACGAATCTCTTCCACATCATTGTGATATGATGAGTTAGAGAAGGCACTGACAGACAGTAACCTCTTATACATGGAGTCAGCTCTCTGCCCCGCAACATAGTGCTGTCTTAACATTGTCAAGCGAAACTTTGTGATGACTGTCTGCGACACCTTCAATATTAACCCGAATTTTATGAAGTGTGATATGATCAGCAATAATAAGTCATCCAGCTCGCTTGTCTCATAACCTTTTAGGTCTAGTATAATGCTCAAGTCATCTGAGTAAACGGCTATTGCTTTAATCCTAGAGGTTACCCTTTCACTAAGCAATTGTGTTACCAACACATTGTGCAGTGTCCAAATTGGATTATACCAGCCCTCAATACCACCTAGCTGGCCAGAAGATGTCATGCACAAATTTTCATACTGGAAGGGATAAAAAACACACAAGTTCGGGTATAACCAAGCAAGTTTTGTCCAATTAAACTCACCAAAACAAAGACCTATAGAGTGACAGAGGGCTTCAGTGTTCTCGACTTGCATACTTTGATTATGCCCTTCGATGTCTGCCAAAACACAATAGTTGGTGGGCTGATTCAATAGTTGAGCCATATTGTGTAGTCTCTTCTTCCTTGACTTGTCACTAATAGTCATCAGCTCCCCATCAAAATGGGACAGAACTCGCTTTGCCTTGATCATATATTGAGAGACCATCTGCTTAGCACGAGTTGTATTCATCCCAAAGAGCCTACCTTCTTCTTTTTGCTCAAGCTCTTTCATCTTCATCATTGCAGCTGTCTCATGTGTCTCTGTCCTTGTGCCTGGCTCTATCCACTCTACAAACTGCTCAGGTTGATTTCCGATTATCTCGTCTGACACCTCTGTTGCCTTGAGCTCCACCTGTCTTAATATAGATTCTAATTCTTTCTCAGAATCTCTAATACTATATGATATAGTCTCTCTGCAAGACACCTTGTCTTTTGCAAACTCTATCATGTGACCTGCCTCAACAGAACCTTCAGTCTTATATGGCCTTGCAAAGTACCACCATATTAAGGGTAGCCTATTGAGATCATCAATTTTGTTGGTATTTACTTTTGTCTGTATTAATGAATCACAAGCAGCGGCCCTTCTATTGAAGTCACGAGGGTAGACTGTGCCCGACAGTATATCCAATGAATGGTCTAGCAGCAGTGTTGGTGCTCGCTTTGATTTCCTAATGAAGCTGAGTATATAAACTTTATTAAATTTAGCGATGAGGTGTGTCATTGCCTTTGAGTCGACCGGTCGTTTTGTGTGAACTCTACGCAAGAATTTCTCAACACCTTTCCTCTCATCAATAATAGAGAAGAATGTAAACTTATGAAAACTTGATGCTGTCAATAATTCTAATGGGCTTAGCAATCTGATAGCCTTGATCAACCGAACCAAAGGAGAACTACCCAACATGTCGACAGAAGGGTTGAATATACCAGCAAGACACATCTTGGTGGTCACTCTCGCGTTTGTCATCTGATTATTAGTCTCCACCATAGAATCTAATATATCGATTATTGGCCTAATGCCACAATCAGGAGAAGCCTTAAGGTCGGCCATCATGCACATTAGTGCTTCAGAGCTCTTCATGAGTGAGACTTTATCATTATGATGGTGATCAGAATACACCAATTCTTCTAAAAATTGGCATAAAGGTAATATACTGTCCTGTTCTCGTTGACAAGATATTATCTTCATGTTGTAAAGCTTTTCAGTGACTGTGAGGGCATAATCCAAGTAAGGCATTGGACTAACATCAGC